GCTTCGGCCGCTTCCAGCCGGTCCAGGCGAAGCTGGATGCCCGGCTTGCCGTTGCCGCGGATGGCTTCGTCCATCCGGTCGAGCTTGACGTGGATTGAGGCGAACTCGCCTTTGCACACGCGGTCGTATTGGTCATTGCAGCAAGTCACGGTGTTTCCTCGTCGATCTGTTTGGCGTGTATCCGCAGGGCCTTGCCGAACGGGTCCGCCGGGCGCCAGTGCCCGGAGCCGGCCAGGTCGAGCACCTCGAACACCAGCACGCTCGCGCCGGCCGGCAGGCGGATGCGGTCCCCGATCTGGGGCTTTGCCGCCGCACCGCCGAGGACCAGTTCGTCCGCCGCGACGATGAAGTCCGTTGCCTTGGCCTCCACCGTCGCGCCGGCGTCGTCAGTGAGTTCATACCGGGTGCTGCCCAAAGTGGCCGACAGCTCGACGGACTCCGGCCCGCGGACGTATTCGACCGCCCGCGAGAGGTGCTGGGTGCGCACGTCGCCCAGCCAGCCAACAGCCTGTTCGAGCATGTCGGGCACGGCAGCCTCCGGTAGGTCACTGGCTCATGCGGATGCGGACCGTGGCGTCGGCGTCGGCCGCGGCACGGAGGGACTTGCCGATGAGCTTGTTGCCCGTAGCCGTGGTGGTCGCCTGCTGCGCTCCGGCGTTCCAGTAGCAGTTCGCGCCGGCGGCGATGGCCGTACCCGCGCCCGTCGCCTTGGGGAAGTCGAAGACGCCGGCAACCGCCAGCGCCCCGAGCGTGCTGGCCGGGATGTCCACCTTGGCCACGCCGACCAGTTCGCCCTGGACCACCACCGCGCCCGCCGTCACGGCCGAGCCGGGGGTGTAGTCGATGCTGCTTCCGTCGTGAATGAACGTTGCCATGTCGTTTGGCTCCTATGGTTGTGAGGTTTACGCCTCGCCCTTCATCTTCACGCCCGCCCGGTAGTCCTGGAGGGCGACGCCGAAATCGAAGTACCCGCGGAACTGGATGCCCAGGACGTTGAAGTCCGCGTCCGCCCGCTCCACCGTCGGGGTCTGCTGGCCGTTGAGGAAGGCCACCTCGACCACCGGCAGGTCGTCGGGGTCGGCCAGCAGATACCACGCCTTGGCCGAGTAGCCGCTGATGCTGGCGTTGGACAGGTAGGCCGAGTGGACGACGCTGAACTTGCCGGCGTGCGGGTTGTTGGTGACGTACTTGCTCGAAGCGGTGTTGTCGCGCAGCTCCGTCGAGTTCATCAACTGCGTGCCGCGGACCAGCAGCGCCGGCGGGACCAGCATCACGCGAGCAACCAGCGCCAGCGGATTGCCGTCGGCGTCTTTCTGCTCCAGGAAGAGCAGTTCGGCGTCGGTCAGGCCGTCCACCGAAAGCGCCGTGTCCGCGCCGGCCTTGTAGTTGCCGCGGCCGGTGGTGAAGAACGCGGCGTTGTTGAGGAACGCGGTCCAGAAGACCTTGTTGAGCTTGAGCGCGCCGCCCCGGCCGATCCGCCGCGGCAGCGCCGTCAGCGCGCCGAGGTCGTCGTTGATGAGGTCGGTGCGGGTGATGGAGAACATCCGCCCGTAGGTCTTCGCCTGGTTGGTGAAGGTTTCCTCATCGACCGCGCCGTGCTTCAGTTCGCCGGTCGGGCCGACTTCCTCGTACTCGAACGCGCCGGTGAGCCGGTAGCTGGTGACGGCCTTGAAGTCGCGGACGCTGCGCGTGGCGGCGATGCGCTTCCAGGCGTCCTCGACGCTCTCGAAGCCGGCCAGCAGGAACTTGTTGGCGACGTTGGAGAGGATGCCCGGCAGGCGGAACGTGCTGAACGCCGCCTGGAGAGCGCCTTCCATGTCGGAGCGGAAGCTTCGGCCCTGGTAGCCGTTGGCCCAGGCCGCTTCCATGATGAGTTCCTGCAAGCCGATGCCCGTGCGGAACCGCCGGCTGGCCGCTTCGAGCACCTTGGCGTCGAAGCGCGACTCGTCGGCCTTCATGCCGCCGCTGAGGCAGACGGCCGCGGCGAGCACGTCGGCATCGACGTTGCTGTCGCGGATGTGCGCGGCCGGGGCCTTCGGCCGTTCGGCGCGGAGCACCTCAAGCTCGGTCTGGCCGGCGTCCCAGCCTTCCTCGATGGCCTTGGCCTCGATGTCAGCGTGCCGGCCGGCGCACACCTTGCGGATGGCGTCGATCCGCTTGGTTTCGGCCAGGGCGGCGGCGCGGATTTCCGCCGCGGAATCGGCGACGGCCGGGGCGGCGTCCTTGCCGGCCCCGTCCGTCTGCGCCGCGGCCTCGACCTTGCCCTGCTGCGTCTGAGTGACTTCCTTGTCTTCCATGGTGGTGTTCTCCTTCGCCGAAGCGGCGACGCTGGCCGAGGTGTTCCCGTCGGCTCCGAGGTCTACGAAACTGATTTCCCCCAGCGTCGCCCGGCGGACGACGTTGACGGGGCCTTTGAACTCGCGGCCGTTCACCAGAACGGCCTGGTCTTCACGCACGAACTCGAACTGATCGACCGACGCGCCCAGCGACGCCTGCCACGGGAATCCGTTGCGGGCCGACGCGACGATCTCCCGCGCCGCGGCCGTGTCGCGCGAGACGACGCCGGCGGCGACGAGCTTGCCTTCGGCGACGGCGATGCTGTCGGTGTGCCCGACGCCGGCGGTGGCGTCGTGGCCGAAGCGGATCGGCCGCGATTGCGAAGGGATGGTCAGGCCGGCCAGGTCCACGATGACCGGGTAGCGCCAGCCGGCGATGCGCATGGCCCCGCCGGTGTACGCGACCATCGAGAAGCGCGGCAGCTTCGTCTTGCCGCTCTCGCCCGCGGCCACATCGGCCGCGGCTTCGATGGATATCCCGCCCGGCTCACACACGAATCGAAGCGTCTTGTGATCGTCTTGTTCAGGCAGCGGCGCGGCTGTCCTCCTTGTCTTCGGGGTCTTCGTCTTCCTTGTTGTCCTGCGCGGGCGCCTGCGGGGCAGCCTGCGCGGACGTGAGGCCGAGTTCCTTCATCAGCGCGGCCTCCTTGGCGCGCTGGCGAAGTTCGGTTTCCCAGTCCTTGCCTTGACGGGCGTACTCGGTGGCCAGCGTGGTCGTGTGACTGGCGAGCCGCTGGGCCTGCGCGGCGGCTTCCTTCTGCGGGTCCACGTGCTCATGCCCATCCCAGAACCATTGATGGGTCGCGTCGCCGATGTCGCCCAGGGCGAACACCTTGACGGCCTCGGCCAGCCACGCGGCGAAGATGCGGTCCAGAACGATCGCCTCGATATGGGCTTGTTCGACCCGGATGGACTTGTAGTAGGTCTGGTGATCCAGCCGCCCCGACGAGTAGTTGTAGCCGCTGGAGTTGCAGGCGGCGATGTTGTACGGCATGTTCAGGCAGCGGGCGATTTCGTTGAGGATTTCCCGCTTGAACATGTCGTAAGTCGTCGCCGGCTGCTCGGCCTTCACCTGCGAAGGCTCCCAGCCTTCGGGCGTGAAGACGGCCATGTTCGGGGCGAACTCCATTTCCGTCATGGGTTCGACCTCGGCCGCTTCGCCGCCGGCCGGCGCGTTGGTCTTCATCAGCACGGCGATGTTCGCCGCCGACTCGGCTGCGGCGATGACCGCCAGCGTGTACCGTCGAAGCTGGGCGAACAGCGGCAGCGCCGGCAGGATGTCCGGCAGCCCGCGGTTCTGGCCCGGCCGATCGGCGCGGAACCAGTGGATCATGCCCGCTGCGGCAACCCGGTCGTACTGCGTGCCGGCCGAAGCCGCGTCGCTGCCGGGGTGCTGCTTGAGCACGTGGAACTCGACGGGGTTGCCGAACTCGTCCAGCACGATCCCATCGACGGCGTTGTCCTTGGCGAACGAGAGATTCGGAGAGGTAACCTGATCGGCTTCGATGAGCCGCACGTCGAGCTTCACCGGCGACGTGAGCCGGCTGTTACTGAACAGCAACGCGAACGCTTCGCCGTCCTGCGCCCGCGCCTGCCGCATGGTGCGGAGCTTCTCGGCAAGCCCGACGGCCTTGGCCCACCGTGCGAACTCCGCTTCGATGGTGCGGTTGGCTTCCGCGGAGTCGGCGAGCATCTGGAGCCGCGGCCCGGTCCCGATGACATCGTTGGCCAGCGTGAGGACGATGCCGCGGGCGTAGGAGTTGTTCGCCACTTCGTAGCGTGCGCGGTTGCGGAGCGTGCGCCGGACCTCCGGCGAAGCCGCGGCGTCGGCCGAAAGATGGTCGGCGTTCGCCCAGTGCTTGCGATTGTCTGGCGTGGTCTGCGCGGCGTCGAACTTCGCCCGCACCAGCATCAGGCCGGCCGCCTGCACCTTCTTCCGCTTTGTCCAGGGCCACAGTCCCATGCGTTACACCGTCCCCGGCGGCACGATCTTGACGCGGGTGAACCCCTTGGCCGGGTTTCGCGCCGCGGCGTCCTTCGCGGCGAGGTACTTGTCCGCGGCGATCTGGTCCGCCAGCGAATGCTGCTGGGCGGTCACGCCGTCGGCGCTGGCCTGCTTGGGGCCTTCCGCGTTCTTCTTGATTGCGTCCTTCAAGTCGTCCGCCATGCGTCACCTCGATTGCGGGAGCCGGAGTCGAACCGGCCGCATCGGGCGTATGAGGCCCGACAGCCCGCCAGGGCTCTTCCCGCTGTAATCCCGGCCGAAGCCGGGGAGGCAACCAGTCGCGCGGCCCAACAGAAAAGGCCATGCCGGGTATGCGGCCCCGCATGGCCTTGGTCCGTGGCTTCGCGTCGGGGATCAGCCGACGCGCCGCGCGTCCTGGTTGTCTACTCTCACACTACCGCCGAAGCTGCGCCCCGCGAAGGGCCTTCCGGCTTGTGGCGGCAGATTGTGCCATACCTGTCATTCGCTCCCGATTTCCGGGGCTTTACGCGGTCACGTCGGCGACTTTCGACGGCGTGACCTCGTAGGTTGTGACCCGCCGGCCACAGTGCCGGCACTGGCGGTAGCGGACGATCCGGCCCATCGAGCGCCGAGTGTTGAGCACCGGCAGGTGGGCGCATCCGCACTTGGGGCAGACGACGCCTTTGGGGTCTTCCGCCGGCGGCCATCGCTTGCGTGTGCTCTCGCTCGTCATACCACGCGCCTTCTCAGGTCTTCCTGTGTATACCGCTTCCGCTGGCGGGTGGTCGCGCCTTCGCCGGGGACTTTCGCGCCGATCATCGACGCCGCCACGGTGCAGCCGACGAGGCAGTCGAACCAGTGGTTGTCGGGCTTCGACGGCTTGACCCGCCATTCGTGGACCGTCCGGCCTTGGCCTTCGGTGACGACGTAGGTTTCGGCGTCGGCGACATGCTCGGCAAAGAGCCGGTGCTGCTCGGGCTTCTTGCCGAACAGCGACAGCGAGCCCTTGTCGCCGGCCAGCGTCGCCAGCCGCGCGTGAAGGAATGTCTTCCAGAAGTTGGCGTCGAAGGCGACGTGGCGAAACTCGCTCGACCTCGACACGTTGGGGATGTACCAGTTGTGCCCGTGCCGCTCGCCCGGCCGGCGGGTATAGGCCGCCATCGGCTTGTTGCCGGCCCGCAGGCCCATGCCCTTGGACAGCAGCACGGCCGGCCCGAGCTTGACGGCGACGGCGTTGCATACCGCCGGCAGATAGCCCGAGTCGATCAAGAGCCGTTCGACGCGGAGCGCCGCACCGTCGGTCCGCGTCCACTGCCGGGCGAGCAACTCGCCGGCGAGCTTCTCCAAGCCGGCCTGGACCGCGCCTTCCTTGCCGGCCCCGCGGAACGCCGCGGCCAGCGTGTGCGTCGCATCGCGGAGCGTGAAGTATTGTCGCTTCTGGTCGGGGAACGTGCCGTAGTCGATGACGTAGCCGGTGAAGTCTTCCTCCCACGCGCAGACGCACCAGTACAGCAGCTTGTCATGCACGTCGATGAACGCCGTGAGGCGCGTTGCGGCCAGCGGTACTTCGCCCCGCGGCCGGCCGGTGATCTTCTCGGCAACCTGGTCGGCTGTGAGCCGCTCGTCCTCGAACTGCTCCGTCGCCGGCTCGTTCTGATACTCCGCGGCGAACGCCTCTTCGTCGCGGAGCTTGAGGTTCATCGCGTGCTGGATCGCCGACAACTCGGTCTTCGCGTCGTATCGGGCGGGCCAGGCGACGACGGCCCCGGCATCCATCGCGTCGCGGTGCGCCGCGTAGAACTCCGTCGCGGGCGCCAGGCCTTTGCCTTGCCGCAAGCCTTCGGCGCGGACGCGGGCGTACTCATCCCAGAGCTTCTCCGCGGTCGGGAAGGCGTAGACCAGCTTCGTGCACTCGCCTTGCCATTCAGGCGTCTTCTGCCGGTCGAGCACCTGGTCGGCGAGGTCGCCGGCGTAAATCTTCGTGCAGGTGAGCACCGCGGCGATGGACTCGCCCGGCCCGGCCATGCCGAGGACGTCGCCGGTGAGAAGCTGGAGCCGGTAGCGTGTCTGCGAAGGCGAGCGGGCCGACTGGCGGGTCTGCGGATCGTCCAGTAGCACCAGCGACGGGCGCAGCGTCCGGCCGTCCATCGTGGTGTGCTGCTGGCCGCGCATGTTGGCATCCAGGCTGGTCACGGTGATGATGGCCCCGGACGCCTCGTTGTACGGCCCCTCGACCGTGGGGAAGACCAGCTTGTCCGCGGCCCACGTGCAGTAGGTCGGCCGGCCGTCGATGTGCTGCCCGATCTGCCGGCGGGCGTTGTTCTGAAGCCGGTGCAGCGGGTAAATGGCCGTGGGGAAGTCGGCCAGCAGCAGCGGATTCTCCAGGACGGCCTTGCGGATCGGGGCGAGCAGTTCGACCGCCCGTTCCTGCGAGCCGCCGATGAGGCAGACGAACGGGCGGTAGCCCGACAGGATCGCCCACAGCGCCGACAGGCGGGCGAGCGTGGTCTTGCCCGACCCGCGCGGCATGGCGAACGCGAATAATCCTCCGTCTTTCACCGCCCGCTCGATCTTTTCGATGACGCGGAGGTGGTCTTCCGACCAGCCGCGATAAAGGGCGCTGGCGAAGTAGGTTTCACAGAAGAAGCGGAAGTCGGCCCGGGCGCGTTCCCGCCGCGCCATGTCGGCGATGTCCGGCAGCGGCGCGATGTTCTGCGTCCGCCAGGTCTCGGTGTTCTTGCGTTCGAGGTCAGCGGCGCGGGCGTCGATCTTCGGCT